AGAAGGGATGGATTACAACACAGCTCTTATCGAGGCTAGCAAGAAATTCCCTGAACTTGCCCAGGCTTATCGCGCAGCCGCGCCGGCTTAGAAAGGTGGTGAAAAATAATGGCTTGGGGAAACTTTATTCTGGACTCTGGTTTCGACGTTACTGCGGCAGTTACTAAGTTTCGACTTGTGAAGCTTACTTCTGCTGAAACTGTCGGTGCCATTACAGGTATTGCTGATCTGCCCATCGGAGTAGCTCAGTACGGAGTATCCGCTGTTGAGATTCCGAAGGGCAAGACTGCTAGTATCCGCGTTCTCGGTGTTAGTGAAGCTGAGGCTGCTGGCGCAATTGCGGTAGGCGTCCGTTGTACGCAGGAAGCTGATGGTCGTGTAAGTGCGGAAGTTGCTGCAAGTGGTAAGCGGCTTGTGGGTATCTGTGTTGGGCATCCTGCTGCCGCTGCTGGTGATCGCATCGCTCTGTTGTTCCAGCCCGCCCTCGGACTTGCGTGAGGAGGTGAATTCTAACTAATGTATGATCCTGGCGAACTTTATCTAGACCCAATCCTGACTAACTTCTCCACAGGATATGCTGCTCAGGATTTGTTCGGTCTGCGTATTATGCCAGAAACGCCGGTGAATACGCAGTCAGGTAGGTATCGCGTTTTCGATAGATCGAACTGGGTGATCTTCGAGGACTTCCGCTCGCCTGGTACAGTTGCTCACGAAGTTCGTGGTGCTAAGTGGAGCGAGGATGTATTCTCGACTAGCGAGCATAGCTTGCAGGCACCAGTTCTTGACGAGGAAAGGCAGCAGCTTACTTCTCTTGGTGGTCTTGCAGACCCGACGTTCGGCGGTGGTTTGACGATCAATCCTGAACAAGATGCTACTGAACTGATTACTCGTGCGATCATGCTTCGGCATGAGAAGGCTGTTGCTGATCTTACTCGTAACGTTGCCAACTACCCCGCTGGTAGCACGGTTACGCTGGCTGGCAACCAGCAATGGGATGTTTACACGTTCGTAACTCCTGGTGATCCGTATAGCATCGTGTCAAATCCCGTTGGCGATATCATGACAGGTATGCGGAAGATTTATGCTCTGACTGGCCGTTGGCCTAATACGCTTGTAGTTCCTGGCGTGGGTATGTCTTTCATCGAGAATCATCCGCGTATCGTCAGCAGGTTCCAGAACTTCTCCCTGACTCAGCCTAATGCGTTCCAGACGTTGACTGGCTTTGAGGGAACAATTCTCCCGGTTAACAGCGTTTACAACGCGGCGAATAACTACGAGGCTACCGAAGCAATCACGAACCTGTGGGGTAAGGACGTTTGGCTCGGTATTGTTGATCCTCAGCCTGGTCAGAATACTAAGACGTGGGGCAAGACTTTCGCGCAGACGTATCCTGATGGTGGACTTCGGCCTACTGATCGTTGGCGTGAGGAACCACGTAAGGCTGATATCATCCGAACGTCCTTCAAGTACGATCTTAAGATCGTGTCCAGCACAGCCGGTTATCTCATCAAGACCGCGTTCTCTGCGACTGCATTTTAAGGTGGTGATAACATATGCAAGCTTGGAGTCAAATTAGGGGCAATGAGGGAACTACGGCTAACCCCGGTGACGATGTAACTGCCGATGGTCTTAAGCTCTCCAAAGAGGATTTCCAGGCTCTTGTAGATGAGGGTGTAGTAAGGGATGCACCCTATCCCAAGGACCTTCCTGCTGAGGAATCCCCCGCCGAGAACGTAAGGAAGCGTGTGACTGAAGCTCTCGTTACGGGTGCTGTGCTCAGCGAGGAAGATGAAGAACAGGCAGCACAGGCAGCAGTTAAGACGCCTACGCCGCCTAAGGCAGCAGAAGAAGAGAAGTAGGTAGAGATGCCTGATTCTGAGATACTAGCCAGCATATCAGATATAAATGCCTATCTGGAGGATTCGGTTGTAAAAGCCGATGATACCAATACCGATACAATCCAGATAGGGGTATCCAGAATAGTTCGCGGTTATCTGTCGGGAGTGGTACCCGCTGCTACGATGGCTGGTTGGACTACTCCAACAGCCACTCCCGATATTATCCGTGAAATAGCTGCTATGCTGATAGCATCTCAGCTCTTCTTCGATAAGACGATCCTGACAACCACAAACATAGATGAAAGGCATTGGGCGCAAATTCTGTATGACAGGGCTATGCTTCTGTTGCAGAGAATCGTTGATGGGGAAATAACTATAGGTGATGGTGGCGTGACTCCACCGGAGCCTGTGGGGGTTATGTCTACTGCGGACTTCTTCCCCATTGATGATACAGATAGAGCGTTCACAATGTCGATGCCGATGTAATGTCTAGTCTCGAGTTCATCACTTACGGCGATGCTGAGCGAGTCTCCCAGAATTTCAGGATAACCGCTGATAAGGCGACCCCTCTGGCTATGCGAGGGGCGTTGTATGAAATCGCGGGGGAAATGATGATAGCGGAAGGAACTATGTTCCGTACTCAAGGCCGCAGATTCGGAGGTTCGTGGAAACATCTAAAACCCGATACGGTTAGAAAGAAGGGTCATGGCAGAATCCTGTTCACGGCCGGAAGTAAGCCGAAGTATGACTATATCAACAACAACGCTCTTTATAGGAGCTTGACTTATCCCAATGCTTCGTATCAGATTCTCAACATCTTTGGATATGATCTGGAATTTGGTACGGAAAGGCCGTATGCGTGGGTTCACCAGCGTGGCTCTGCTAAACGTAATATTCCCCCTAGACCATTCCTCGCATTTGGTAGGGGAGACAGAGAAAGGTGGAATGTTATTCTCCGCAGGCATCTGCGTTATGCCGGTGGTGCAAGTGGCAGCGGTAGCGGTAGAGGGATAGGGCTATTCTAGTGGCAACCGAAAACGCTGTATTCAAGAACATTCTTGTAGCCTCGGCTATAGAGGAAGCTACCATCAATCAATTGGTTAAGTGGCTTCCTACGTATATTCGAGAAGTCGAGCGTTTGACTGATCTGCCTGTGGGTGAAATCCCCTACCCCAAATACTATACCAATCGAAACTCCTTCGATGTTCAGCCTGGAGAAGATTGGCCTAAAGTAGTTGTGCTGTCTCCGGGCTTGGCGGATGCTCCGGTAGCTAAAGGTGATGGGCAATATTATGCCAGTTGGAGACTCGGAGTGGGTGTAGCTTGTGCAGCCACGAATGAAAGCCTCGCCAATATGTTGGCAAGGGTATATGGTGCGGCTGTCAGAGCGATCATGGTACACAAGCAATCCCTAAACGGTATTGCCCAGGTAGTCCGATGGGTCGAAGAATCATACGATGATCTTCCTATCCCATCTCAAAATATGCTCTTTAGGGCGGCAGCCGTGTATTTCACGGTAGAGTGTGAGAACGTGGTTACTAAGTGGGCCGGCCCTGCTGAGCCTGACGAAGAGCCTTACGGCTTTGGTCTGGTTGAAAAGATAATCATTGATATAGTGAAGGAGGCTATCGCCTGATGCCAAACTATAGGTACGTGGGCGCAGCAGCCGTGTTTGTCGAAGTGGGCGGTAAGACACTTCCTGTGGGGGTTGGTGATTATGTCACTATGAGTAGTGAGGAATTCCAAACCGCCACACAGAACGGATTGCGGTTTATAGAAGCTAAGCCTGAGCAAGTTCAAGCTAAGGCTGCTACTGAGAGTGAAGGAGGTGAGAAACCGTAATGCCGCGTCCTGGCGTAGATGTTACACTTCTTGATACTCCCGGCGCAGAAATTTCAGTTCCGACTGATACTGGAGTTGGCTTCATGATCGGGATTACCGAGCGTGGACCTTCTAACACAGCGCTGGCGGTTCTTAGTATCGACGACTTTCAAACAAAGTACGGCAACAGGGTGAGCTTCTCTGCTTTCTACGACTGCATAGAGGAGTTTTTCAAGGAAGGTGGATATCAAGCATATGTTGGTCGTGTGGTTGGCCCTGCTGCTGCTACTGGTAGCCTTAATCTGCTCGATTCTGGCGCTGTTATATCTCTGGTCGCAAGTGCTCTCGGGGCCGGAAGCTGGTCTGCTAATGTTAGGATCGCTGTTCTAGCAGGGGGAACTGGCGGAACCTTTAAAATCCAAATCACTGATACTCTGGGGAATATCCTCGAGGATTCTGGTGACTTGGTAGATCAGAATGAGGCTGTTGCGTGGGGTAACGGTAGTGATTATATCCGTCTGGCGTTGGGAGCTAGCGCGAATGATCCTGTTGTGTTGGCTCCTACTCCTATGTCTGCTGGGGCAGATGACAGAGCCAACATCACTGATGCTGAGTGGCAGAAAGCGCTTGATTTGTTCCCCGAGGATTTGGGGCCTGGTCAGGTATTAGCTCCTGGTAGAACCACTTCAGTAGGGCATACTCAGTTGACCGATCATGCGGTTAATCACAACAGAGTAGCCGTACTTGATCTTACTGATAGTCCCTCCGTTAGCACTCTTACGACGGCTGCTGGTATTGGTAGGTTTTGCGCGAGTTTCGCTCCGTGGCTTACTATTCCAGGTTTGGCCGCCGGATCAACAAGAACGGTTCCACCTAGCCCTTTGATTGCTGGTCTTTGTGCGAGGAATGATGCTGCCCTGGGTCCTAATCGTCCTGCTGCTGGCGATGCTGGTGTTTCTCGCTACTCTATTGGTCTTTCTCAGCCTTCATGGAGCGACGCCGATAGGCAGACTTTGAACGCCGGCAAGGTGAATGTCGTTCGCAATATCTACGGTAGCATCGTGAACTATGGTTTCCGTTCTGGTGCCAATCCGCAGACCGATAAGAACTGGATCGACTTTGCAAACGCAAGACTCTATATGGCTCTGAGTGCTGAACTTAATCAAGCAGCCCAAGCCTACATGTTCGAGGAAATCGATGGTCAGAATGGTCACACAGTTAACGGCTTCCATGATTCACTTGCGGGCGTTATGCTCTCTCACTGGAATATGGGAGAACTGTTCGGAGACTCACCCGATACAGCATTCCTAGTCGATACTGGCCCATCGGTAAATACGCTGGAGCGTCTACAGAATCTTGAGCTTCATGCGGTTGTCTACGTCTCAATGGCTCCGTTCGCAGAATACATCGTCATCCAGATTGTCAAGCGGGCGCTGGTCTGAAAGGTGGTGATATAACATGGCAGCTACGAGAACCTCCGGCACCCGCCAAGATACTTGGATTATCCGAGTCCATCTCGGTAACACGCCTCTCGGTGTTTGGGATAAGAAATCGGGAGGCGCCTTGGACTCAGATGATATCAAGTATTATCCCGGCGGGATGGTACCTCCCGTATCTTTGGGTGGTAAGAAATCCACAGACAACGTGACGTTGCAGCGCCTCTATGACAGGCATGACGATCACGACAAGATCAATACTCTTCTCAACGCTGTAGGTAAAGGTAAAATCAAAGTTGCACAACGTCCGATGGACCCCGATGGTCACGAATATGGAAAGAGCATCCTCTATGATGGCGTTCTTAAGAGAGTGCTGGTTCCCGAGACTGACTCGGAGTCTACAACAGCCGCTATGATCGAAATCGAGGTAGGTATATCAGGATATCCACATACGGGCTAGCAGTTAGCCAGGAGAGAGCGTGATGACCGAGTTCCCTATTGATGTACCAAGCCCCGACGATCAAGAGGCGGAAGTCGTATCACTAGGCAAGCAGCCTTCGATTGTCGATCTTTTACGGCAAGACCTCAAAGAGCTGGAAGAATCGGAAGAAGTATTTATTCCGATCATAGGCTACGAGCGAGTTGGATTACAAGTCAAGTACCGTCTGCCTGAGAGTGGCAAGGAGCTTGACGCTATAGCTCGCAAAGTCTCGAGAGAATTCAAAGACCGATTCTCTCAAGGTCTTTATACGTCCATCGACACAATGATTATATTGTGTCTTGGGCTATATGTTCAGCCTACCGCAGAGATGGAACTAGAAACTCCTATCAGGGAGCCTGTGGAGCTTGATCCCGATGAGTCCGGCGAAGCCGTTAGATTCGATGAAAGGCTAGCTGAAGCTTTGGGCTTCGCTGACGAAGTTCACTCGTCTAGGGCTGTGGTTCGCAGAACATTCGGTAACAACGATCTGGCGATCATGAATCACAGTGAGCGACTTAATCGATGGTTGATGAACACGAAAGCTAATCTAGATGTGGAGTTCTGGCAGTTGGGGGAAGGGATTTAGAGGGGATTGATGTAGCAGCCCAATTACTAGCAATGGGGCTTGATCCCCTCAAATTCTTATCTACGACAGACGGCTTTGAGCGTGGGTTGATGATGGAGCTAGCCACTAGATCACAGAAATACAGGCAGATTCTGGATCAGAACTTGGCCAGGGCAATCGCTAACGCAGTTGCGGAGTCTTTTAAATAGCTATATCAGAAACCGATAGAATCCGCATCCTCGTCGAACTAAAGGGGATGGCGCGGTATATCGCTGGTATGGAAGGAGCCGCGACTGCCACAAATACGTATGCAGCCGCGACTCAGCGCGCGACTCTAGCTAATACCAGATTCGGTAGAAGCCAGAATGTTCGCAATCAGTTGATGTTCACTGAAAGACGCCTGATGTTCTATTCCACATTGACTACGCTTAGTCTTTTGGGAGCTGTGGTTAAGCTGGGCGCTGGTTACTTGAACACGGCTCAATCGACTAGAACGGCTCTCCAGTCCATGATACCGCCAGCGGAACTAGAAAAGACAATGACTAGGCTGTTCGGTCTGGCAGCATTCTCACCGTTCAACTTCCAGCAGGTATCTCAGGCGTTTAGGTCTATCTTCGTGGGCTTCCACGCAATAGGTATAAGTGCGCAAGAAACTGAGCGTACTCTAAAGAACATGATGGATGCGCTCGCTCAGGGTGGTTTCCTTACTGAGCGGAATGTCCGGCAAGTCAGCAACGCGCTACAAGACCTCGGTTTCCAGGGAGTATTAACTCAGCGCATGGTTACGAGGCTTGGTCAGATAGGTGTGCCAATTCGGCCGGCGCTGATTCACCAGCTACATCTAGCAGCGGATCAAATGCAGAATGTCGGCAAAATGGGTATTCCCGCGGCTGTCGCTATTGAAGCAGTTAACAGGGAAATTGAGCGAACATCGTTCCACGATGCTGCACGGAGACAGGCTCTTAACACGCTTTACGGTAACTTGCAGGTTTTGAGAGATTTCATCGGTATGGCAGCCGGTCGAACGGTAGGTGGCGGTTTCAGTTTCCTTTTCAAAAGCTTGCAGAGGGTGAATCTTGAGCTAGCTAAAATGAGTCAGGCCGGTAAGATGGTGGGATTCACTGACATAGTTCGAATTTTTGACCGGGAGTGGTCGCCTAGCACTCATGCCATTATCAACCTATTCATCCTGCTAGAGTATACTCTCAAGGGCTTCATAGGAACTGTGTTTATAGTCGCAAAAGCTGTGCAGGTTCTTATATGGCCATTTGCCAAGCTTTTCGGCTTCGTCGATAGGACTCATGCTACGATGAAGGCTCTAGGTATCACGCTAGGTGCCATTATCGGAATTTGGACGCTTTATAGGACGACCTTGATAGCCGTAGCCATTGTGGAAGCTATATTAACGATCATACAGATCGCCCATGGCAAGGTCATGAAAGCGAATACCCTGATTCTCGGTACATCTAGCAGTAAAGGCTTGCGGGGCGGTGTTAAAGGTTTGATCGAAGCATGGAAAAGATGGGCATTTGAATGGAAACTCGTACAAGGTTCTATGACCGCGTATGAACGGGCACATACAGGCGCATTAGCCAGATTGTCCAGAGCATTCTGGAGGCTCGTTCCTGCTATTACTACTGCTGCTATTCAGGCTTGGAATTTTACCGCGGCTTTGCTAGCTAATCCCATCACATGGATCGTGGTGGCTGTGCTAGCACTCACTGTGGGATTGGTTTTGTTGGTAACACAGGTCAAAGCGGTTAATCACTGGCTCAGGGAGAACTACTGGTGGTTCAGCCTGATAATTATGCTGGTCATGGGTCCGCTTGGTCTATACGTAAACGCCGTAATAATCATATCGCTCTACTGGAAGAGAATTGCTGGATGGATAGAGGCGGCGTATAACTGGATGAAGAAGCTAGTCGGTCTAAAGTGGGCACCTGGCGCTGGTGGCGGCGGCTTCTTCAGTCGTTTACTTAATGTAGCCAAGTTTACTCCACTCAATCCGTTGCTTGGGCCTACTCTAGCGTATGAGGGCATTAAGCGCAGACAGGTTGGTGGTTGGGCATCAGGATTAACGATGGTGGGTGAGCGCGGTCCTGAAATGGTTAGATTGCCTGCTAGTAGTAGAGTGTTTCCCGCAGGCCAAATGCCAGCTATGGCTGGTGCGGGAATACGCATAACCGTGGTACCTCAGCCTATCTATTTCGATAGGCAGAAGATTGGGGAAGTCATGGCTAGCGTGGTTACAGACAGAGAGGCGAGGTTATAGTGCCAACCGTCGATCCCCGCTACATGGTCATGTTTACCGCATCTAATGGCTTAACTTTGTCTGTCATGGCTGCTGAGACTTCCTCGAGTTTGACGCAAGGCTTCGGTGGGTGGGAGGAAGTGGAAAGACCGAAGCGTGTGAGTATGACGAGATTCAAGGGTAAGCCACTCTTCAAGCAAGATATCCCCGTTCTCTTCGATGGATGGCCCGACGGTGGTAATCAGGAAGTTGCAATATCGAAGCTTATCAGGATGAGTCAGCAAGCCGGCGTAAATGCACCCCCACCAACTATCAGGATAAGCGGGCCTGTGCAGAGAAAAGATCTAACGTGGGTAATTGAGAATATCACGTGGGATACAGAGAACGTGATTAGGGATATGGTTCACGGGGCTAGCGTGAGGATGCGGCAAGGTGCCACAGTTCATCTAATGCAATACGTAGACGATAAAGTCCTTGTTACTCCAGCTAAGCCGAAGGTCGCTACAAAGGTGGTGGATGCCAAGGGCAAGACACCTAAACAGCTTTCGCAGGAAATGTATGGTAGTCCTGATTTCTGGCAATATTTCCAAGACGCCACAGGCAAATTATTTAACCCCCGCAAGCCGATTCCCAAGGGTACAAAGGTAGTCGTGCCTCCCAAGAAAACCAGTAAGCCGGGTGGGTCTGCAAGAACTGGCCCCAATATTGGGCCTGGTGGTGGGTTGTAATGCCAGCTTCGAGAGTTCAGAAAGCTGACGTACAACTCGAGGCTTTCCGCGACATTGATCTAGAAGCCTTTGCGCTGCAAATGCGTAATAAGGCGAGTATCAATCTTGAGGAGTCTATCGTTGATGCCACCATTCAAAGGACTATCGAGGGTGCGTCTACTCTGACGGTTACGTGTGATGACGATCTTGAGCGCACAATACAAAAGAGCGGCAAATTGGGCCGTAAAGTAGACGTTAACGTGGATGGTCTGTGGTTCACGCTGATAGCGGTGAGAAAGAGTGGCCGCACGGTTACATTAACTTTCGAGGATCGCCATGTTAATGCGCTCCGGTATTACAACTCATGGAAACACGTAAGCCGTAGCAAGATCACTAGAGCGCAGTTCGTGGCATGGATGATTACGGAAGTCAAGGAGTATACGATTCCCTATATCATCCCGGAGTTAAAGAAGAAACAGCCCGTAAGCGATTATCTTCCTGGCGATCTGATTGTCAATAAGCAAGGGGCGCGAACCAAGTATTCCGATCCCGAGGCTAGACCTCCTGGCATTAACGATAAAGACGTGGGTGCTATCCCAAGTGCCTATGATCTGAAAGTAAAAGGTGAGACAGCTTCACCTGAGGCTCTGACTAATGCTAACACTGTCCTGACAGAAGGCGTCAATATGGGCGCTAGGCGTAAGGTACTTGTTGTCGCCATTATGACATGTATCCAAGAAAGCAGCCTGCACAACTATCCTCCGGGTACCGCTATAGATAAGTCGGATTCGGCAGGAGTCTTTCAGCAGCGACCTTCTCAGGGATGGGGACCATCGGGTGATGTAGCTCAGGATGCAAAAGATTTCTTCGCGAAAGCTATCCCCTATGACCAGAAATGGCCGAATCTTCCTTACTGGCAGCTAGCCGCAGATATTCAGCGTCCTCGGGCAGATTTGCGCACGGCATATGGTAAATGGTGGACAGAAGCCAACGCTTTCGTGAATGCCTATGGTATAGCTGGTGATGAAAGACCTCATAACTCAGGTGATTACGCGGGTGATCCTGTAGCAGCTAACAACTCTAAGCCCGGTAATCCTATCGGTGGCGGTGGGTTAGGCTGGACACCTACAACGGGAGGGGCCGGAGATTACCAATTCTACCGCGGTAATCTTACGCAAGACCCGGCTGGCAATGGAAACTGGATTCTCCAGAAACAGAACAGCTGGGATTGTATGCGGCATCTGGCCGATGAAGTTAACTGGCGCTGTTTCTGTGTAAGTGGAACTATCTACTTCGTCAGTGAGAAATGGTTATTCCAAAGCAAACCGTTCATGGTCATAAGCGAGGACACAGATGGAGTTGACTGGATCGACTATGACTACGACGAAGGTAAACGGTCTGCGACTGTTACAGTTACATGTCATATCCACAGGTGGTCTGCGCCTCCGGGTAGTACGGTACAAATCTACGATATGGGTATCCCTAACGGAAAATGGCTGGTCAATGACGTTTCCCGTTCCCTCTTCGATGATATAGGTACGATAGTCCTAAAGAAACCACAGCCCGTTCTGCCTGAGCCTACGGCTAAAAGTCAAGCTGAGAAGTTCCCGTTTGGTGAAGTTCCACGGCCTAATGTTCCTGGTGAGATTGGCCCATCTGGCGGTGCAGGGCCACCAGTCGGAACTGGTGCGCAAGGTGCTATAAATTATGCGCTTGCTCAGCTTGGTAAACCTTATGTGTGGGGTGGCGCAGGGCCAAGTGGATTTGACTGTTCAGGACTCGTAATGGCTGCGTATTCGACAGTAGGAATCAATCTTCCGCACTATTCAGTATCTCAATGGAACAACTCGGGGCCAAAGCTCTCCACGGTTCAAACGTTGCAGCCTGGGGATATAGTGTTCTTTAAGGGAAGCCCTGGTGCTGCTGGCCCTAAAGACCCTGACCATGAAGGATTATATCTTGGTGATGGCAAGTTTGTCCAGGCTCCCCACACGGGTGATGTTGTCAAGGTAAGTGATATTAACGATGAGTGGTACAAACCCCGCTTCATGGGAGCTACTCGACCAACGGCGGCAAAGGTCTGATGGCTGACATTAGAGATTTAATCCCACAAGCAGAGCGTCATCTCCAACAAATTCTCGGTCTGTGGTCTGCTGAGATCGCTACGACTGCCACGTCTCTGACTCAACTGGTTTACATTGTTATCCCAGACATTGATCCTGGTTCCCTGTGGGGGCCTTGTGAATGGATGCCGCGCGTAATCCCTGAACAGGTGAATGTCGCGGAAAGCGGGGAAAGCCAGCATTTAGTGACTATCCCTAAAATCATTTATCCGACGAAAGGTGATAAATGTCTGATTGCCTTCGACAATAGACGGGAGGTTTGGGTGGTGGTTTGGTGGCCGAGCTAACTCCGATTCCGCATTTTGACCTGCCATTCAGATTCGGCAGAAATCACCACGTTAACGTGGTTCAGCAGGACGTGGATAAAGACGTGATTAACTGCGTACATGCGGCTCTACGCACTAGGCGAGGTTTTAGGTTCTATGTGCCAACATTTGGAATAACTGATCCTACATTCGAAGTCGTGCCCATTGACATAAACCTAATCGAGCATGAGGTTTCGGAGAATGAGCCTAGAGCGCATATGGTACTGGATCAGTTGTTCGATATGATCGACTATCTATCTCAGGTTCAGGTGGGAGTTGATGTAGATGAGCAACTCTAGATTCATCACGTATCCCATCGAAACGGACTCCAGAGCTTTGATGGAGCAAGCGTTTGATTTCCTAACAATCAATATCCCTGGTTGGGCGCCATCCGAGGGACAGTTAGATGTTTGGATGGTAGAAGCGTTCTCGAGTGAAGCTGCGGATATCGGTACGCTCTCAACGGAAGTCCCTAAAGCGATCTTTAGGTTCTTCGGGTCGAGCCTGTTTGCTATTCCATCGGTAGAGGCTTCCACCGCAATAGTCAACACTACGTGGCATGTGTTGGATACGGTGGGTCACACAATAGCAGCCGGTACTCAGTTCGGTATCCGTGACACCACAGGAGAACTTCATGCTTTCGTTGTTCTTACGGATGTTGCGATTCCGCCGGGAAGCAATCAGACTGCTGTGGGAGAGGTTATCGGGACAGCCGCTATTCCTGGTGCTGCCTCATCTGACGTAGGAGTCGCTGATGGCCCTGTGGAGTTGATAGACACTTTTATATGGATTGACTATGTTACTCAATCTGGCCCAAGCGCAGGTGGAGAAGATGCGGAATCAGATGACGCTTACCTCGATAGACTCGCGCTTGAACTACAGACTATCTCCCCTCGGCCTATTCTACCTCGTGATTTCTCCATATTGGCTAGGAAAGTTCCTGGTGTTCAACGGGCAACAACACTCGACCTTTACGATCCCGCCAATAACACTTGGAACAACGAGCGTATGGTGACTGTAGTTTCCATCGACGAGGACGGGAATCCGGTGCCTAGCACGATTAGGGATGACGTAAAGAATTATCTGGACGCGATGAGGGAAATCAATTTCGTCGTCAATGTCATGGATGTGATAGTGACGGGAGTAGATGTGACTTGCAACGTCACTATCTTGGTGGGATACGATCCTGCGGATGTTGTGAGCAGGGTCGGAGATGCTTTGAGAAGCTATCTCGATCCCGCGAAATGGGC